TTAATTTCTAAACAAATATATGTTTAATTTTCAAACAATTAATATTTTAAACAAAAAAGCCCCTTTTTACGGGGGCTAGTTACTAATGTAGGTGTTTATAAAGGTATTCGTCTAGTTTAATGAGGGTCGAAAGGGCTACGTCTTTGCCGTCTAAGAAATTGTTTATTTGGAAATGGTGAAACTTCCCAGTCCGTTCTTTTATTTCGGTTACTATTTGGTTTCTTGTCCGTGTTTTCAACAATTCCTTAAGCCCACGCCTTAGCGCTTCGTCTTGAATAAACATGATCATGCTTTAAAAGGGTAAGTCGTCGTTTGAAACTAGGGGCGCAGATTGTGGGGCTACGTAAGGCTCAGAAAAAGACGCGCTAAAATAACTATTTCCGTTACTAGACGTCTTAACCCAAAGGGCTATTTCCATTTCTTTGCCGTTTACGTTTACTTTACCTCTGTAATCAGGGTGCTTGTCGCTCGTCTTTTTGTCGTTTTTAAAGATTGCTCCAGTGTTTAACTTGTTTTCCATTTTGTATTTATTTAATTATTATTTTTTTTAAGCTCTAATACTATTGTATCCCCATTACTCATTTTATCAACAACTTCTTGAATGAACTCATTTATATTATTCCATTCTTCAATACTTATTTTATTTTTTGTTTGAGTAGTAAAGTATTGCTCAAAATAAGAAAATCCTTGTTCTTGGTTGTAAAATTCTGTTTGTGTTTTCATTGTATATATTAATTAAGGTTACAAAATATTGCGTAGATTATTAGCATTAAACCTACTGCGAGAATAGCCATAGTGCCATAAGCTGCCATCTCTTCTCGTCTATCGTCTTTGTTTAGTTTCATTGTTCTTCTTTTTTAGGTTTAGGTAATATTCCGTCTTTAATTAGTTTGTTCCACTCTATTCTTTCTCGGTTTCTTCCTAAGTAGTAGGAAATAAATGCTACCAATACAATTGGTACTATAAATAATGCTATCATTGTTCTTGTTGTTTAAAGGTTAAAACGAGTCTTTAATAAAATCATATAGAAGAGTATAAATTAGTGCAAGAATTACACTGCAAAATATTACTACTCCTATTATTGGATAAAATATTGCTAATCCCGTACATACAATTACTAAAAGTAAAGCAATAGATGTTTTTAAATGTATATTCATTGTTCTTGTTGTTTAGAGTAAAATAAATTATATTGTTCTTCATCTATCTCTCTTGAGTATAGAATATGTACTTCCCTTCCTAAAGTTTTCTCAATTAAAAGGAAGTTTGTAATACTTGTTGTATGAGCAAATGCAGTAACGTACTCACCGTCTCTTAAAAATGTTAAATGGTAGTATTTCATTGTTCTTGTTGTTTAAGTAATTCAATTGCTTTTTGGAATCCTTGTTTAAATCCATAAATTGTATCTAATTTTTGAGTTTCTGAAGTTATGTTTTCACCATAACTATTGTATCTATGTTTAATACAATCTTTAGCAAACTTATCAACCTCAACACTTTCTAATAATTCTACTGCTGTTTTCATTATTCTTGTTGTTTAAAGGTTTTTACTTCGTCTTTTAGTCGTTCTACATACAAAGTCGCGTCCATGAGTTCGTCTTGTAGGTGTGTAAGCCATTCTAAGGCGCTCAGGTCGTTTCTTTCTAGCGTTGTGTTGTATTTCATTATTCCGAGTTTCGAACGTTCGTTAAAACGGGCCAAAACGCGTAAAACTATTTTGTCTTCTATTTGCTGTTTCATAGGAAATTATAAAGGGTTTCGTAATACTCGCGGCATAGTTCGACGCGTTCTTTTATTTGTTCTATTACTTCGTCGTCACGTTCGACCTCAAAGACTTTCACACGGCGGTTGTCTGGTATATGGTCGAAGTTGTGGCGTTTCTGTACTTCGTCTATTAGATCGAGGCTTTCTTCTAGTAGGTTAGCGTTCCAATGCGCGCGTCTTATTTCGTCTTGAACCATGTCTAGCGGTGTATTGACTAGGCAGTAAACTAGTAAGGCTTTAGTCTTGTTTGTTAACCATAGGTAGCCCTGTAGTTGATAGTAATAGTCTTTAGTCGGTATTTCTGTAGCAAAGAACGGGAATGTCGTAGCGTCCCAAGAACTTTTTACGTCTAGAACATAGTTAGCCGTGTTTACGTCGGGCGTACCTGTTACCCAGTCGTTACTGAAATGTTCGTCGTTCTTTAAGATGAAGCCTAACTCTAGGACTTCGCTAGCTAGTTTAATGCTTTCGTCTTCTACTAGGTTACCTTTGTCGGTGTAACGCGAGTTAAACGTCTTTACTATTCCGTATTTTGCTAGTAGAACCTGTTCTTCTACATAGGTCTTAGCCGTTTGGCTGAGTATTTCGCTTTTTGAACGCGGTGACGTCATTACTTTTCCAAGTGCTGAACATCGTACTTTAAAAGCAGTCATAGGGCTTCGAGCATTTCGGTTTGTGACTCAGTCAAAGTGAAGCTGGAAGTTATCTTTTCCTTAGTTACTTTACCTTCTACAATGGCTTTACACGCGTCTTGAAAGCGTTTGTTATCAATAGCGGGTAATTTCTTAACTTGTTCACCGCTTGCGTCCGTGTCTTTGTCGGTAACTAGGCCTAAAGCTGAACTAAGGGCATAACGTCGAACGTAAGTAATAGCCGACCCCATAACTTGAAAGTCGTTCATGCCTTTGAGTTGTACGCCTTGCGGTATTGCTGTAGTGCTTTCGATAGTTTCGCCGCTTTCTACGTGGAAAATGCACGTTACTAAGTCTGTGCCGTTAATTAATTGCGTAAAGCCTAGCCCGTGTTTCTTTAGTAGCGGGTTAATCTTGTCGAAAATAGCGGGTAAGTCGGCGTAAGAATAGCCGAACCCCTGAGTTCCTTTGTGAATTACAGGCACTTCTTGCTGGAAATTAGCCAGCGCTTTAAATAAATTTTTCATAGCTTGTTTTTAAATTGTTATATGCAAATATAACACTTATTTTAATTCCTTACACTTTTTTTTGTACGTCGATATAATTTTTTTTAGTTCGTCGGTGGTGTACTTACGCACCTCGTGGGCCTCAGCGTGTAATTTTAGCAGTCGTTCAGCGCCTATTCGCTTTTCAATTCCTATTTGATATTCTAAAAGGTTGCCGTGTTTGTATCGGTTACAGGTGACACATTGTGCGTGAACGTTGTCTTCATTGAATGTAACGGCTTTGTGTCCGCCCATGCTGAAATAATGCCCAGCGTCGTACTTTTCACCTAAAGAACCGCTGCAACTTACGCAAGGTTTACCTTGATCCCTTAAGCGTATGTATGTATTGAATACTTTTTGTGCTTCTTTAAGCCAGTCTGAGTTCGTTTTTATTTCGTTCTTAAGCTTGGCCTTCGTCTTTTTCCATTCCTTAGCCTTGACTTCTTCTACAAACGCTTTAATACATTCGTCTTTTAGGCAATACTTAGCATTAAAACGGACAGGCTCGAACTTGTCTTTACAATTTTTACAACGCATTTTTTACACTTTTTAAAATATCTATGACTAAAGCTTCGGGTATTCTAGAACGTTCGTAGCTTCCTTTTTTACCTTGCGTTCCTGTCTTGGATCCTCTAGGCGCGCTTTCGTGGTGGCACTTTTTATTCCCGTTAAAGCATTCGTGTTTAGGTGTCCAGCCCTCAGGGTTAAAAACGGAAAACAAATGATTGGTAAAAATGTCTGTAGGCTTTGCCCTGTCGTCGCCATATTGGCAATACCAAATAGTTGCCCTATCCATGTTTTGAACAAATGGCATTTTACGCATCATGCCGCGCGGGTTTTCAATAAAAAATTTAAGCTTTGGGTTTAGCTTTAACCATTCATTAATTAGGTTTATTTGGTTGTAGTTAACTGCGTCGCATTTTATAGCGTATTCACTTACGGGTTTCGTTCCGTTTCTGTGGTGACTTATTGCAGCTATTGAATAGGTTGTGCAGTCTGGGCTAGTCCATACCATGTCGGGAATAAATGGGACATCTTGAATAGTAAGCTTTTCAATGTCAGCTACAAGGTCTATATTTTCGTAGTTCGTCCAGTCAATAGAAAAAACATTGTAACCTAAAGAGTCAGCTACGCGCCCTATTGATCTACTCCCCGCGTGTAATTCTAATATGTTCATCTTTGATAAATTTTGATGCTTGGTTTTTATTCTTAAAGTGGTGTACTACAAACTTTCGTTCTGTAAAGTCGTATCTAACGGCTCGTAGTTCACGCAACATTCGCGTTCGTGTGCATCTTTTGCAACTAAATAGCTTACCTTTTCGTTCTGGTCGTCCGTATTCACGTCGGTTTTCGTCGTAGCTTGTAAGGGGTTTAAACTTGAAACAGGTGAAGCATTGTATTTTGTCATTGTTCATTATATGTTTTTACGTATATTTTCGTTTATATTCGTCTTTTTATATGCTTAGGCGTATAGTTAAAGGTCTATGTCTTTGAACTTTAGTTCGTTTTTTAGTTCTTGGTAGGCTACTCGAAGTTCAGCGTTGCGTCTAGCTAGCTGGTTTAGTTCGCGGTTTAGGCCTTTTATTTCGTTTTCCATTTCGATTATTACTAGTTCGGTTTTTAGAAGTTGTTCTTCGCTTTCTTTACTTCCGTTTATGTAGTCCTTTGCGTCTGGTTTGTCCTTTTCTAGCTTTTCGCGTACGTTTTTAATTCGTTCACGAACGCACCAAATAACGTTTTTAGCCCAAAGTATTCTTAAGTCTAGATCCATATTTAAAAGGGTGTTTGGTTTGCTAATCTACGAAGCTTTGCGCTAGTATTTTCTAGTTCGCCGTCAGGTAGTTTGGTTTGTACTTCTTTTGGTCTGTGTTTTTGTAGTGGGTCTACGCCGTTAATTGTAAAGCCTAAACCGCTATTGAAGTCGAACACTACAGGAAAATCAATTTCAGTATGTTTGCCACCCGTTTCGGTGTCTTTGACTTTTTCCACGTTTACCCACGTTTTGAATTTATACTCAGGGTGTTTAATTAACCTGTGAATAACGAGCATATCGTCGCAACGATTAAGAAAGGCCTTCCCGCCTTCTATTCCGTCCTTTAAAGGGGCTTTCAAATGGCCCTTTAATTCGCCTTCGGTATATAAATTACCGCTTCGACCGCTTTCAGTATTCGGGTGGGTGTTTATGTAGATAGTCATGCCTGTTTTATTGACAAACTGACGGGCAGTATTCATAAATTCGTAATTGCCAGCAAACGACATTTCCCTATCTAGGCCCGTGAATGGATCAATTAACCCAACTTTAGCCCCGCTTTGCTTGAATAGTTCTAGAATTTCTTCGGGTTTGTACAAATTTGAGTTGTCTATAAACGTAAAGTATTGTTCTAAGTAGGCAACGTCGCTATTAATTTGTGAATGCGTCAACTTACTGAAATGCTTACCTCGATACATTTGCACCATGTCGCGCAAAATTTGGCCCTTTTGGTTTTCACCCGACCAAATGCAAAAGGTTAAGTCATGCTTTAAAGCTAGGGTGAGGAAATACCAATTTATCCAGTACGTCTTACCAACGTTGTCATGTCCTAAAATAATGTTTAGTTGTTTAGGTTTAAATTTTAGGTGTTCGTCTAGATAGCAGTCAAGCCCTAAACCTTGTTTTATTTTGCCGTCTCTTACGTCTAGTAAGTATTGTAAGGCGTCACCTTGTTTCAGTAGCATTTTAATTGTTTTTAAGGTGTGCTAAGATAGCGTCACTTTCGGTTACTATCGTTCTGTCCGCGTATTTATCTAAAGTTTCGGCCCTACTAAAGAACTCAGGCGTGCAATAGTTGTAGTTATTGTCTTTATGAAATTGGTTTTCCTTGCAGTTCTTAATGGCGTTGTGAATGTCGTCTATTGTGTAACCTTCTTTTATACGTGCTTTATACGACCTTTTAACTTTGTCGTTCATTACTCTAAACTTCCTTTTAAAGGTAGCTTGCAATAACAAAAGTAAAGACTCAAAGTCTATTATATTTATATCATTATCATTAACACTATCATTATCGGCATTTTTGGTAACCGCTGGCATATTTGGTATGCGGTCGCATGCGGTGGCATCCCATCGCTTCTTTGCGTTTTCGCTATTACGTTGTCGTATACCTTCGTACTTTTCCAAGTCACGCTTTAAGGTTTGTTTAATTGGTTCAAATACCACCTCAGTAAATTGGTCGCTTTCTGGGTGTTGATCGTTTACGTATCTAAGTACGTGTTTAAACAATTTACCCGCCTGTTCGTCGTTCAGCTTCTCGATTGTATGTATTAAGTCAGCATACAATAGGAAACTTTTTTTGTCTTTTGCCATTAGTTGTTTGTTAAGCATAAAAAAACCCTCGCAAATCCGTAGGGTCTCACTTCTACTTCATTACAAGGGTTAATAATACCTTAGGGCTTTATTGTGTGAGACCAAGCCATGTACAAATATAGACGTTTTAATTCGAAATAAGTTGCGTCGGTTCTTCTTTTTTTTCGTAAAAACCCATTTTAATTCGTCTTTGCACCCGTTTAAATTGCTTATAGTTCGATGCGTCTAGGACGTCTTGTCTTAAATCATATTCTTTGGGGCGTTTAAAAAACGTAGAATTATATAAAAACTTGGCTTCGCCTAAATAGTCAGCTAGGCATTTCGTTTCTGCGACATAGTCCGCGTCTTTGTAGCTTAACAACTCTTTGTGAACACGTAAGCCGTGAATAATTGTAGCATGGTTCTTACTAAAGATTTCGCCTATTTGCATAAGGTTTAGTCCAGCTTCTCTTAGTTCATTGAATAGGTAGTAACGTTTAAACAAGACTTCACGTCGTCTAGTCTTTTCTGTTAGTTGGTGTATTTCGATTAATTCGTGTATTAAAGCAAGTCTACTCATATTTCCGTTAGTTTAAATTTACCGCTTTCGTAATTGCCTGTACTTAGTAGTTCGTGTTTTGCGTAGTAAGCTAGGCTTTTAGAATAGAACCGCCATTCTTGAACGGGTCTTAATCCAATGTAATAGGTAAGTAAATATTTCATAGTTCTTCGATTTCTTTTTTCACTTTAAAGTAATAATTATCACAATAACAAGAGTCATATGCATACATTTCAGCAATAAGTAAATTAATTGCAATCAATGCACATTGTTTAGAAAGGTCTTCCCAGTTTTCGTCGGCTGAAATTACCCCCGCAAAACTAAGTTTAAACTTGTCTACTAACTCTATTGCTTTTTCTTTTGGAGTCATAGTTGAGTCATTTTAATTTCACAAATTCGGTCGTACAATTCAAAGTTAAAGTTGTCCCAGTACCTAGCTAGTCTATAGTCCCTAAACGAACCAATAATTCCCGTCGGTATGGTAGTCTTCGTCGTCATGGCATCGGTTTGCGAAGTCGTTAAATTCGTGGTTGGCACGTCGAAGAAGTTCGTCCATTGCTTCGTCGGCTTCGTCGATTGTAATTGTTGGCTCGAAGTTTGTGCTTTCGATTTTCCAAGTTTGTTTGTCGTTAATTTTGTCATCGTTATAAAGTATTTCTACAACGCCTATAAGTTCATCGTTTGAGGCGCGGTAAATTAAAACATCTAGTGAACGGCTATAGGTACTGCCGTCGCCTTCTTCAAAGTAAAATTTATTTTCCATATTTTCTAGTATATACTCCCTGTGCATACTTAGCCCAAGAACCTTTAAGTTCGTAATTAGGTTTAATTTCAGTTTGTGGGTTCTTAACTTCCGTGTCTAAAACGGGCGGTGTGTTGGTTGAAACAAGCCATACAAAGATTGAAGCTATAGGAATAAAGAATATTACAATATGCTTAAAAAAGTCTTTGTCGTAGTCAGGTAGTTCGCGCCATTCTTGAATAATTGCTTTCATTATTTCTGAGTTATGTGGTTTAACATTTCGTTTACTTCTTGCCACACGGCGTAATGTCTTTTTGTGACTGCGTGCAAGTTTCCATTTGCATCTCGTGCTTCTAAATACTCTTCCCAAAGCTGACGCTCACGGGCTTGGATAAATTGGATGATTTCGTTTGCTTTCATAGCTTTTAAATTTACTGAATTACTACTGGTTTAGTTTGAACTCCCGTTTCTAATACTTCTACAAGAGCTTTCATAACACGAATTGTGTTTGTGTGAGTATCTTTATAAGAAATGCTTTGGTCATAAAAACAAGAGTTGTTTCTTTCGTTT